TAGTGAAGTTCTAGGCCGACCCTATGGTAAGTTAATAGAGGGTGGTGCTATTGACATTGCTGCTAAACAGAACCAAAATGCAATGCCGATAGCTCTTGACGAGTGGTACAAAGACACTGGCCTAATGCTATGGGCACAGAAGCAGGCGGTTGATGACACAGTTGAACGGCTATCTTGGGCGCTTTCTAATAACCCTAATACTGGGCGGCCACGGCTACGCATCCATCCTCAGTGCACGGGGCTTATCTCGGAAATGGGGGGAGGCCCTTCACCAGTCCCCGATGGAGGAGCTTGGATGCGCTATGAAAACCGCGAGGGTTTAGGCCCACCAATGCGTAAGAATGACCATGCGTGCAAGGCCCTGGGCTACTTACTAGGTGGCCCCTATGGTCAACAGGCCATGGACAAGTCTATAAACGATTATCAATCTGTAAGCTATGTCGGCGAATCCTTATACAGCCGTAGGCCGCGAAGTACTGAGGATTCAGCAGACTATATTTGGAGGCGTTAGTGGTCGCTAGTAGTAAGCACATAACCAAAATACATGCTGAGTTAGAGCAATACTATGGGCGGGCACATCGTCAAATGGAGCGCGCCGACCGAATACACAATCAGGATTTTACGGGCTTAGTTGATGTGCCCTATGAGATACGTGTATTCCTTTCTAGTACAGCCTCTAATATCGTACAGTCGTACCGTAACCAAATACGTACTAATGAGCCCACCGTGGACTTTAGCCCTGGTGGGGCCTCACGAGCTGCGGAACGACACGGCGTCCTTATGCAAAGATGGGGTTACGGTATGCTCGCTGAAGAGCGCCGTCGTGCGACTATCGACCCTAACCTTCAGTGTGGGTTTGACCTACTCTTGCGCGGCGCCGCCTGCAAAAAGATTATTGTTGACGTCAATCATATGATAGAGCCCGCACCCAAGAAGAACTCTAAGAAGTACAAAGAGTGGGAAATGCGGGCGATAAGGAATTGGCCTTATGTATCCAGAGCAATTGACCCGCTATCAATATTTCCTGCGCCAGGCGATGCTCGCCCAATCCCGTTCGTTATCGAGAAACAACAGAGGCCAGCGGCAACGCTATGGGAACAATACCCAGAATGGAACGACCCTAAGAGGCATACTAAAGCTGGTGCGAACCCTGCTCGGCTGGTTACGTGGGTTGAGTATTGGTCGAAAGACGAATACATAGTTGAAGCTGATGGCGAACTTGTATTTGAAAAGGAGAACCCATATGGGTGTGTGCCATATATCTTTGAATGGTCAGGGCTTGGAAGGGCTCATGCAGATAGTGACCCAAGTCATCTGGCGGTGGGTATTTTAACACACATCATTGGTGAACTGGAAGAGGAGATTCGTCTTAAGACCGCTATCTCAGTGCAAACACAGATGCACGTCTTCCCGCCAATTCTTACAACTGAAGACCCACGCAAGGTGGCAGCCCAGTTCGGGGTAGGCCCAGGTAAGGTTATACGACATCCACCAGGACAGCCACCTGAATACATGAAATATCCGGCGCCTAACGAGAACCTTTATAGGTTCCTTGACGCTATCTCCGCAAACATATCCCGTATTTCGGGTGCGTCGTTAAGCGGTGGCCGTGAATCTGGGGTGCGCTATGGTGTACTACAGGCTCAGATGATTGGGCAGGCACTAACAACTATCGCCCCAATCTTAACAACTTTGGATTCTATTGGTACGCAGACCCTTAATATGATGGCAATGCAGGCCCGTTCGATGGACTTGCATATGTCAATCACAGGGTCGTCTGAAGTAGTCGAAGATGCCATCAAAGTATCAGGAGCAGACTTTGACCACGAGAGCTTTGAAGTTAGCTTCGAGGCTATTGACCCCGCTGAGAACGATAGGGCTCTACTGGTGGGTGAATCGCTACGTCGAGCTGGTGATATATCTCAGAGAACCTTCTGGGAGAAGTATCTCAAGCATGTTATCGAAGACCCCGACCAAGAGTATATCAACCTCTGGGAAGAGTCTATACTACAATATCTCTTACAGTCTGGTGCTCTTGCCCAGCTCGTTATGAATGAGGGGCTACAGGAACAGATGGCAGGCCAGGCCCAAGAAGGCGCCGCTAATGCGGGGGCTACTGTCCAGAATAGGATGGAGCCCACTGTCTCAACAGAAGGGCGCCTCGCAGCTCAGGAGATGGAGAACATCTCAGGACAAACTGGTTCATTAAACGTACCTCGTGAGACGATGGAAAATGCTATGAATACAGCAATGCCATCACGAGGATTCCCCGCAAATAGGAGAACGTAGCATGGCGAATAAGCCTAAGAAAGATATATCTAGGTTATCGACCGAACAGACCTTAGCGACTATCACTAAGATTACGCAGCAGTTTAATGAGCGTTTCCATACGGGGCCTAGTAGGACAGAGATGACTTCGCAAGACTTGCGGCGTTACTACCAGGATATACCCGCCACTCAAAAGATTCAACAAATAAATCAGATGGGTATCGACGAATGGGATGCCCACATGGATAGGATATATAATGGTTAAATGGAAAGGGGGAGGCGGCCCAGGAACTGCTGGCCCATCAGGCGATGAGATGGGACTTGAGGGCTGGAAAACTTTAAGCACAAAACAGCAGGGTCAACTTGTTGGGGCTGGGTCAAGAGAAGCAACCAAAGAGCTAAGAGTTACGGCTGCGTCGAATGTGGAAGCACAAAACAGAGCGGCGGCGCAAAAACTGGAAGACCAACGGCTCATTCAACAAGCTAATCAAGACCGGAAAGACCTTGAGTTTCAGCAAGCACAAGCTGAAGCAGACGCACAACGGGAAGTAGAAGAAGCCGCGCGAGCAGAAAGCTTCGAGGGTGGACTGTTCGGGGAATTTGACCCTACTGGGATGACCAATGTTAACTTTGAGAATTTCCTCAAAGGCTTGGGTGGAGGCAAAAGTGCGGAATTTACGGCCAACTGGGGTATGGGTGCGGATGCGAGGCCCGACTGGTCAATAATGCCCGAAAATATGGCAGAGGCTCGTCACCTTGAGGGATGGCTTAGGATGCACGACCCCCACATTAACGTTGACCCAGAGACGGGTACACTTAAGTTTATGAATGATAAGCTTAAAGTGGGTAGTAACATTCCTCCGGCACTTGAGAACATTTTAGGCGTCAAATTTGGCATGGACGTAGGCGACCGTGGTGCTAATACTGGCAAGCTGACTGCTGAAGACATCGCCTTTATCATACAAGAACAAGATAAGTATGACATGATGTACGAGTGGACGAGTGACCTAGTTACTATGGGTCTAAACAATCAACAGGACGCGTGGGAATCGGATATCAAATCGGCTGCCGATACTAATCAGGCATCCCTCAAGGATATGTTTGACCAAAATATGGCGTTTGCTAACGCCCAGTATCAATCCCAACTAGCGGAGATTCAAGCAGCAGAAACACGTAAGGCTGAACGTGTACGAGGCGAAGAGAATAGAGCCTCCCTTACGCACGAGTTTAACTTACGTCAGACTGAGCTGGAGGATGAGTACAACCGAGCAAAGGGTTTAGCTGAACAAGACCGAGTTACGATGATAGAGCGTATCGGTAAACAAATGGATGCTGAAAAGACTCTAATCGACCGCCAACATGAGCTAGACATTGACCTCAGAGAGGCGGAGCTTGAATTTCAATCTGAACAGTCCGCATTGGATAGAGCCCTAGAGCAGGGCCAGCTTGATGAAGTTACACGCCATAACCAGAACCTTGAGATACTAGATGCTCAAAGAAATGCTCTAGCTAAAGACCAGCTTAAGGTTGAGATGGTATCTCAAATATCTAATAACCCTGCATTTCTCTTCTATGCTAAGTCGAGTGGTATGCTAGATATTCTAGCCGATGCTTTAGGTGGCTCAGATTCGGCTAATGAGATGTACGAGGCTTTGGTAGGCTTTGTGCCTGCTGACATGTCGCAGCAAAACATACAAGAGTTTAACCGTATGAGTTCGATGGAGCAGTCGCTGCAACAGTTTGGTATTGCCGCAAGTCGAGGATTATCTAAG